AATGCTCCCGCTTGAATTAACGCGCACAAGGAGCCGATGTTGAGGCCAGCTTGTTTGGCGGCTTCAAAAATTTCAAATTTTGATTCATACTCTTGTTTAAAGGAGGCGAGCTTTTCAATAGACTTATCTGATATCCCTTTAATAGAAAGTAAACCGAATCTAATATCTTTCCCTTCGGCGCTAAAATCCATTTTAGATTTGGTCAAATGAGGGGGGAGAAGTTTAATTCCGAAAATGTCCATTTCCTTATGGATTTTTGAAATTTCACTAATGGAGTCAGGTTCATGACGAGTCATCTTAAGTAAGCTTAAGAAGAATTGTTGAGGGTGATTGAACTTTAAATAAACGGTTGTGGCGGCGAGCGCAGCATAGGAGATGGAATGAGATTTATTAAAAGAATAGTTGGCGGAATCTTCTAAGATTTTCCAAAGTACATCTCCGACGTCTTCAGGAAGCGCGTTTTCGCTTATTTTGTCTTTAATTTTCTTTTTCCATTTTCTTACTTCCGAAACTTTCTTCTTCCCCACAATGCGTCGTAAAATTTCCGCCTCATCTAGCGTGAAGCCAATTTTATGAGCCATCTTCATTAATTGCTCTTGGTACAGAGCTACTCCTCCCGTGGTCGATAGAATATCGTCAAAGAAGGGATGAATTGCTTCGTATGTATCATTATTAGCATAGCTAGCATATTGATCTACGAATGCTAACGCGCCGGGACGAGCAAGAGCTAACACCGCGCTGAGTTCATCAAGATTTTTAGGTTTTACTTTGCGGCAGACCTTAAAGTTAGTTTCAGCTTCGATTTGAAACAGACCGTGTGGAGCGCGTAAGTCGTATAAATTTTGGTAGATACTTTTATGCTCAAGGTCTATATCGATAGCGTTAATATCTACTTGCTTGCATACGTCATCGACCACAGAAACTGCTCGTAATCCAAGGATATCTAATTTTACATTTGAGATAGAAACCCAATTCATGTCGAATGAAGCTACGGAGCTTTTTTTGTCAGAGGTAAGCTCTAAGGGGCAAGTCTTTTCTAATGGGTCATAAGAGATGGCGACGGCAGAAGGGTGAACCCCTTTATTCTTAACCAAACCTCGTAGTTTTAAAGCTATCTCATATACCTCTTTATTTTCATCGCACCAATTTTTAAAATCTTCGACTTCGTTATAAGACTCTTCTAAATCTTTTACTTGGCCAAAAATCTTGGGGACCATTGCAGAAACTGTGTTCATTTCCGTCTCGGACTTAGCGGCGGCGATTTTACCGCACTCTTTTATTAAGAGCTTAGTGCTTAAAGTATTGAAGGTTAGGATTTTACTTGTTTTACCCGAAAATTTTTCCGCAAGATATTGTAAAACTTTTTGACGATTGTAGTAACATATATCCAAGTCTACGTCGCACATTAGAGCTCCATCAAGATAGGTGATTTCATTTACTACTTTTTTCTTAGCTCTAATCTTAGATACAAATCTTTCAAAAAATAGTTCGTTTTTTACTGGGTCTATTTTGGTGACGCCCATTAAATATAAGATAAGGCTCCCAGCCGCACTTCCCCTTCCTAGACCTGTGGGAATTGATTCTTGATTGCAGTAATTAATTACATCCCATACCAACAATATATAATCAATAAACCCCAACTCTTTAAGAGTAGAAAATTCATACTTAAAACGGTCTTGGTATTTTTTGCTATTTATTTTTTTATTTTTTAAAGCTTTTAAGCATACCTTTTCTACGAACTCTTCATTATTAAGACTTTCGCTTAATTTGAGTTTTCTCTTGTGCTCGTTAGCTATCTTAAACGAAGGAAGCCTTACTCCATGTAAGGGAAGGTTTATTTTTTTTATTTTACTTAAAGCGCTCATCAATTATTATGTACAAAATCTATAGAGTAGGTGCGGTAAATTTTTTTACCTTTCTCTTTAATTAAATTCGCGCATTGCACGCAGAATTCTCCATCTGCAATAGCGGTGGGGTTTAATTTAAACTCTTTTGCAAATCCTTTTCTAACTATGAATTGACCAATGTCTATAGAGCCTACTCTGAGTCCGGGGTGACTAGAGAAGTTTATTCGGAGTGTGGGGTTGGATTCGTGGGGCTTTTGCAAAATGCACGGAAACGCTACCATTGAAATATCCTTGTCTCTATCTATTTCGTTTTCCATATTTTCTATGAAATTTGGAGTGTAATAGTTGTCTCCGTTAGTTAATAATAACCACTCTGAATTTAAATATTTTTCTATAATTATATTCCTGAGACTGTGACCGTAGTCGTCGTGACGAAAGTCGGTAGTAATAAATAATATTCTCTCATCCGATAGGTATTGATTATTAGTTAAACTCGAATATAAGTCGTCATTCACGGGGCCGTCGTGTAAAATTATCATTTTCCAGTTCTCACTGGTTTGAGCTTTAAAGCAGTTAATCAAAGTTTTTAACAAAAAGTTTTGACTATAAGTTACGACTCCCACCGTAATTAAATCTTCTCTCTTGTGCCAGAGTTTAGCTTTTTCTACGTTTTCGTCATTCAAGAAAGTCAGGTTTCTTTTATCGCTAGAGACTGCTTCAATCATATTTCAAATTTCCATTTTAATTTATCCCAGACCTTGACGTTAAGCTCTAAATCAACTAGGGCGTTATGAAGCTTGTCGTAGTCGTGTTCTATATCGTAAGATTCCCCTAAAGCCTTGAGGGAGGTACGCACTCCCCTCTTTAGTTTGTGAATCATCCGGTATTGATATTCCATGAAGTCGTCTTTAGGGTTGTATTTTACTTCGTGAGCTACCCCTCTTCCTAAGCTTAAAGTGTCTATTACTTTATTTACTAAAGGAGAGTAGTCTTTCCCCATGTAGTCATAAAAAGATTTAATTAAATAAATGTCAAAGCCTAGTAAATTATGGCCTAATATATGATCAGCGTTATCAAGCCAATCTTCCATTGTCGGAAACGCTTCTTCGGGTGGGATGCCAGCCTTATCTAGCTTAGATTGGCTGAATTTCGTGATTACAGCGGCTTCTTTGCTAATCTTAAGGTGAGTGTCCCATTTAATGTAAAAGTCCTTAGAATCGATTATACGGCCCCCTTTGACCTTAATCATGGCGATTTGCCAAGGTAGATTATGGCATGAGTGTAAGCAGAGGTTAAAAGTTTCGCAGTCAATGAAAACTAACTCTTTTTCTTTATCAAATCTAAGTAGATGTTCGTCCATTATTTAAAAATCAAAGGGGTCTATTTCGATGCCGAGCTTTTCTTTTAGGGACGTTATAGGTCGTAAATCATATTTGTCTATATAGTGGTTAATTATCTTATACCCAAAGTCTTTAGCGGGAGCATTTAAAATTTCTTTTTTAGAAGCCCAGCCCAATAGAGTGGCGCTTTCTGTCTCGTCGTGGTACTGAGCAAGCACGTAAATGTCTGAGTCCACTTTCCCCTTCTCGACTATGAGATTAAAAGCTTTTCTCGCGGTCTTGACGTCTATTAGTCCAAGAGGAGAATTAAAATCTTTTCCTCCGTCACCGGATGGGCGCAATTTTTCATCAATTTCATAGCTAAACTGATTAGCGAATTCAGATTCTCCCACAAGACCAATGTACTCGTAATTTTTACTTAAAGGACGGCTTGACGCATGGCTTTCGTGAACCTTCTCTCGCTCTGTAGCTATCTTTTTTAATTTTTCTTTAGTTGGTTCCATTTTTCAAAACAAAATTCATCGCTGCACATGTGATCAAAGTTAGGCTTGTCTAAGGAGGTTCTTTTGTCAATACATCTAAATGTTAAATAAGCTTTAAAGTCTTTTTTGTTTGTGTAGTAGATGCTTTGAGTTTTTATTTTTTCAAATTCGTCTTTGCAGTATTTATTTACTCGACTTAAAATTAAATTATCAAAGGGCAAAGAGTTATTCTCGAGACAAAATACGGGACTTGTAAAAGAAAGATCAGGAATACAATTATACCCCATTAAGGTATTTCTATGTAAAAATGAATCATAAAATGGAACGCAAAGTATCAAGTCCTTATCGCTCCACATTTCTTTTAACATTTCATAATCTGCTCTAGGGTAATAGTAAAACCCTTCCAAAGATGCTTTAGAGTAAATTTTGACTAGTCTTTCATAGCCGGATTTATTCTTAGCGAGGACAATAAATTTACACGTCTCTTTTAGAGCCGACTCCTCTTTCTTGGTTAAATCTTGACAGACATTAAGTCTTAGTCCAAAGTTTAATTTTATTTTGTTTTCCGTGGAGTTAACGTAGGCTTGAAGGAAGCCGCTCATGCTGTCTTCAATTAAATAAAATTCTTTTAAGTCGTGATCTTTGCAAAGCTTGATAATGGAATCGGGGCCACCTTCAATGCCTTCGTCAGGTTTTTCTAACGTTAAAATGGACCTACCAATACTGTAATGAGATTTAAAAAATGGTAAAACTTTTTCCACGAGACCTTATTAAAACACTTTTATAAGTTTAAGTCAATTTGAAATTACTAGTCATGTAAAAAATCAAAATCATCATCGTAAGTGTGAGCGGGACACCCTTTGTAGGCTTTGAGTTGAATTTCCCCTTTTGTGTCGTCCAAACTTTCTTTATTAAATGAATTCTTTAAAAGTTTACCGTCTTTATCTACTAGAGAATAATAATTAAAATCAAATTTAAAAGGACAATGCCACATAAGCTCACCGTTTTTCTTAAGTTGTCCTTTATGCTTGGCGAAGCCGCAGTTTAGAGGCCCACAGAAGCCTTCGTCCCGCTTGGGCATAGGATGACTTGAAGCGAAGTTGCTTTTTGCATTCGATTCTGTAAAATTATTAATAATTTTATAAATATGCTCTAAGTAATATTCGAAACCGGAAAGCTGTTCTTTAGTAAAGCGTATCTGTTGACTTGGGCTTTTAGGAAATCTCAAAAACAAAAACTCTACAATAACATTTTTAAGCTTGGGCCATAGTTTTTTAGACGCCAACGTGTAAGCCATCGCTTGCACATTAGATTTAAGCTCTTTATTGTTGAACTTGTTTTTGCTCGATTTGTAATCGACAATTTTAAGTTTTTTCTCGTATTCTATAGGTTTGTCTATAAAGCCTCGAATTTTATATTTAGGCTTTTCGCTTTCAAGGAGAAATTCTTTTTCAGGAGAGGTTACGACGCCCTTTTTACCATAAAAGTCATTACCTAATCCGACTACAATCATCTCTTCGCAAAGGAGGTAATTTTCCTCGGAATACCCCCCTTCTCTTTTAAGTGCTTTTCTGACTAAGCGAGAGACGGGCTCGGATGAGCTTAAGCTCTTCGATAAAAGTATGAGGTCGAAGTGCTTTTTGTGACGCGAATCAACTAAAAGTTCGAAAATTAAATGGCATACCGTTCCCCTTCTTGCTCCATCATTATTTTCTTGAGGAAGCTTAAGGTGGTAATTGCACCAATACTTCCAAGAGCAGGATTCGAAAGTCTTTATCTTGGAAGCGGATAAAATTTGTTGTTCAGGCATTTTTATTTAAAAGGCATACCAGACACCCATAAAACTAAAGAGTTTCTTTTCCCTTTGGTCACTGGATGTACTTTATGAAGGCAGAAGGAGGGGAACAGTAAAACTGTACCCTTTTTTTTGTCGGCGAAAAAAGAGTTACAGCTAGTTTTAAGCTCTAACTCTCCTCCTTCGTAATCTTCGGGGTCACTTAATTGAATTACTATAGTAATTTTGCGTTGTACACCGTAGGAGCCATCGAGGTCCAAGTGCCAATCATAAAAATCTCCTTCATCTTCTGATTCGGGAGAGCTTGTGTAAGTTGCGTATTGGCAATCTTCCCAAAACCCTATTAAGTCAAATTTCCAAAGCTCTTTATTGGCTTGTTCCACCAAATCTAACAGAGCAGAATAAATCCACTTGTTTTCTTCTTCGTAACGAGGGAGCCAGCCGACAACTCCCCGACGGCTTACGTCATCTTCTCCGTTGCCAAAAGTCTTTGCTACTTCAGTGCTTAGGCCGTCGCCTGTTTTTTTTATTTTTTCTAGTTCTTTATCGGAAAAAACTTCAGTTCCACCATAAAACATGCAGAACGATCTTTCTTCTCCTAGCGTTTGGGGGTTTATTAAACAAGTTTCCATTTTAGTTACTTTTTAGTTGTTTGTGCCATAGTTTAATTTCGTCTTCGCTCATTTCTCCAAAGTCTTTTTTTGAAGCGAGGGCTATCTTAATTTTATGCTCGTCAAAGTGCTTTAACAGCTTGCTTCTTACTCTTTCTGCAGCTTTTTCTCCCGCGTTAGATTCGTCATTATCGAAAGAAATGTAAATTTTTTTAGGCCTTATCTTAAATAGAAAATTTAGAATTGAATTGTTAATATTTAACCCAAAACTTACTAAGGTATTCTTAATTCCGCAATCCCATAATTTCAACATATCCCCTACGCCTTCTACAAAAATTACTTCTCGAGTATTTTTTAAATATTTTAAATTAAAAAACGCAGGATATACCCATCTAGAGGTGTTACCGCGATGAAACCATTTTATTCGGTGATTATTAACGCTTCTTCCTGTAAACCCTACTATGCGATTTTGAGAGTTAAAAATCGGAAAAACATATCTATTAGCCATTTTACCAGATGAAACTACACCCCCTTCAAAAAAAGATAAAGTTGAATCGGAGACGCCTCTCTTTCGCCAATAAGAATGATTGGGGATTAATTTTGCGAGCAAGGATTCCTCAAAGAATTCGGGGCAATCGAGAGTATCGTAGATTTCAGTTTTTTTAGATATTGATTGAGTAAAGTTATGCCTGTCTTTTAACCATTTTTTCGAGTCTGCGATGTTAGTGTTTAAAATCTCTTTTACCAAGTAAGCTAAAGGACCGCCCGCGTTAGTTTTGTAGTTGTACCAATTGCCGGTTTTTTTATCTATAGTTAGGTGGAGTTTCTCTCCATAACGATAATCACGGCTATAGTCTTTTAAGCCTTTAAGTCCTAAGTCGCCTAATATGCTTTTGACATCCATTTTATATAAGCTCTCCGTCATCATTAGGGTTTATGTCGTCAAGCGTAAGTCTGTTTTCAGCATGAGCAGTG